ATGATTGGGTTAAACAGATCTTTGACACGGAAACATATAGTGTAAGCTATAAGGTAGATCATGTATGTGATGTAATTATACAACAATTGGATAAAGAAAACAATCCAATATATGCAGTTAAATTAAAAAATGCATTCCCTACATCGTACGCTGGGATGCCTTTAAGTAATGATGCGGCGGATACTACTCAGGTATTGAGTGTAACGTTCTCATATGATAAATTTGAAACACTTAATCCAGTAGCTGGCATTGGAGCTGGTATAAAATCTGTAGCAGATAGGATTATAAATATATTATAATGAATTGGTAACTTAGGAGAAATATAATGGCTTTACCACAAGTAAATAGTTCACGGTATACAGTATTTGTACCAGGACTAGGCAAGGAGGTTGAATTTAGACCATACCTTGTTAAGGAAGAAAAAATACTCATGGTAGCAATGGAATCAAATGATCAAAAACAGATTCTAGGTGCTATTAAAAATGTCATTGAAGCGTGTGTTTTCGAAGACATTGACGTTAATAAACTCGCAGTGTTTGATCTAGAGGTATTGTTCCTCCATTTAAGAGCAAAGTCTGTAGGTGAAAGAATTAGTGTTAATGTTAAATGCCAGGCTAAAGAGTGTGGATTAGAATCACCCGTTGAGATTGACTTAGATGATATCAAATCACCTGAAATAAGTGATGATGATAAAATCGTTATGTTATCTGAGGATATTGGTCTCACATTGAGATATCCATCATTCGAAGATATACAAAAGTTTGACCCAGAATACCTAGAAAAGATTGATGGTATTATGGAACTATTAGTGTTATGTATTGATAATATATTTGATACTGAAGAGGTATATGAAGACTCTAGTGATAAAGAAAAAATGGAATTTATTGAAAATTTAAATACTGATCAATTCCAAAGTATTTCTAGTTTCTTCGATAGTATGCCATCACTAAAACATGATATAAAGTTTACGTGCGTTAAATGTGAGCATGAGAATAAGGTAGAACTAAAAGGTATTCAAAGTTTTTTTACCTAAGCCTCTCACATGATAATCTGGTAAACCATTTTAAAACAAACTTTGCTATGATGCAGCATCATAACTATAGTTTAACTGAATTAGATGGTATGTTACCATGGGAGAGGGAGATATACGTTACTCTTCTTAGTGAACATATCAAAGAAGAGAATAGAAAAGCTGAACAACAGCAAAGGAAAATGAACCGATGAGCGAAGAAGAAGTAAAGAGTAGTAACCAAACACATCCGGCCGATACAAACGGTGATGGTAAGGTTTCGAAAGAAGAACACGATATGTATCTTGAATTTAAGCGTAAAGAACTTGATGACCAAGACGCTATGCGAGATGCTCAACGTAAGATGGCATGGTTTTCATTAGGTGGTATGTTACTATATCCATTCGCAGTTGTTTTAGCCAGTTTAGTAGGTTTAGATCAAGCACAAAAAACATTAGGAGATATGGCTCCTACATATTTCGTAGCTGTCGCCGGTATTGTAGCAGCATTCTTTGGTGCTCAAGCATTTTCAAAAGGTAAATAATAATGGCTGATGATATTAAAAAAGACGCAGACTCTCAAAGAGCCAAACAAGCTCCACAACCAAGAGAAAAGGGAGATAGTGGGTCGCTTTCTAGTGTCATCGATGCTGTAAAAAAAGGTAACGAAGAACAAACAAGAACTACTGAAGCTGCTACTGGATTAGTGGCTAATATGGTTAATATCGCTAATTCAGTTGAAAGAGTTGGATTGGCTGGTAATGCTGCGATTGATACTCTTGCGAACAACCTAAGTGGTAATAAACTAAAAGAGTTAGAAACCGCTAAAGAGAACGAAAAAAGAGACGATAGGACTAATGAGTTACTCGAAGAGTTAGTTGATAATACTGATACTGGATTACTAGAATCACCTAAGGGTTTCTTTGGTACAGCTTTGGCTGTACTTGGTGGTTTAACCGGTGCATTGGCTGGTCTTATTGGTGGATTTGCTTTAGGCGTATTAGAATCTATTAAACTTATGGGTAAAGGCTTTAAAAACTTAGGTGGTAGAATCTTTACTTTTATTGATGATCTATTTGGAAAAAATATATCTAAGGGATTAAACACTTTAAAAGGTGGATTTCAATCTAGATTCATTACTCCTGTTGATGATTTTTTTAAAAATATTAATCGAGCATTTAAAGCTGGATTCAGAGGAGAAAAGATATTTACACGAGTCAACGGTCGATTTGGTAAGTTAGGTTTCTTTGGTACAATAGGTACAAAATTAGGAAAGGCATTTAGATCTCTTTCAAAAGGTGTTGACTTTGCAAAAGGATTAAAAGCTACTGTTACTACATTTTTTGGTAGTATAGGTACAAGAGTTAGTGGATTGTTTAAAAACTTTAAACTTCCTATGGGATTAGGTGATGATATTGATAAGGCTGGTAAGTCAATGAGATCAATTGGAACCTTTGTTAGAGATACAATTAGACCATTTACTAAAACTACAGAACAAGCTGATAAGCTTAAAGACATTGTAATGTTAATAGTACGACCGTTTAAAGCTTTTAAAGAATTCTTTTCCTTCTTCGCTGCAAAATTTAAACCATTAGGTAAAGTATTAGGTAAACTCTTCTTACCAATCACAATCATTATGGGAATCTTTGATGGTATCAAGGGTGCTATATCAGGTGCTGAAGAAGAATCAGGTACCGCTGGTAAATTTGTAGGTGGACTCATGGGTGCTATATCAGGTATCTTAGTAGGACTAGTTGGTATGCCATTAGATCTATTAAAGGATTTAGTATCTTGGATCGCTGGTAAGATGGGAATGGATGGAGCATCTGAATTCCTAGATTCTTTTTCATTTAGTGATATAATTAGTGGTGTATTTGATGTGGTCAAAGATTTCTTTATGGCTATTGTAGACTTCTTTACTGATCTCTTCAGTGAAGGTCCTTCAGCTGCATTTGGTAACCTAGGGACTAATATTAACGAATTGTTTAAAAAGATTCTAAGAGGTATACTACCAGATCCTTCTGTTGAACGTGAATGGTATAACCCTATTGGATTTATTCAAAGAGCTATTCCTGATGGTCTATATGAATACGCCGGAATGGATCCTAAGACGGGCGAAATTGATGCCCAATATAAAGAAGCTATTGATGCTGAAGTTAAAAAGACCGGTGACGATCTTAATAACGCTAGTATTGAAAATGAATCTAATAAGAGTAAGTCAGATGGTTTAACTGCAAATACAGCAGTTGACAATTCAACTAAGAGTTCTTCAAATCAAACCATTAATATAATGGGACCATCACTTGGTTTAGCAACCGCTAACGAACTCAGATTCCAGGGATAAAAAAACCCCAGCTGCAGCTAGGGTTTAGTGGCAATTTACTCTGTAACTTATATGTAAAGGTTTTCGTTACTTTGTCCGAGCGGAAGGACGCCAATCGACTCTATTTAATACCCTACGACTTTACTGGGTTCTCCTCTTAGTTATCCTGCGCAAGCTTCGCAAAGTAAGACAATGTATCATCCTCATTACTTTCAGCCGTTACCGTTGGAGCGGCTTCAGCTACTGTTTCACTTGGAGCAGGTGCGTACTGCATATCCTCAGGAGCCATTGAAGGTCCTGCGTCTACACCTAGTACTCTATTTAACTTAGCCTTTAATTCAGCATAAGTCTTATAGTTTTCAGGTTTAGTGAAATCGCTTAGAGAATATAGTTTATTGTATATACCCTCAAGTGCTTGTTCATCACCACCGGCTACGGCAGCTGGAGCAGCGAATTCAGACTTATCATAGTTTGTCCAACCTTCGACCTTTCTGATTTTGATCTTAAAGTCAGCACCTTCCCAAAAATCGAAAGGGTTCACTGGTTCTTCATCTTGGAACTGAGGTTGCATTTGGTCCATAATCTTATCAAAGATTTTTTTACCAAACTTGTAAAGGAATACTTTACCTTCAGCCTCTGGGTTCGCAGAATCAGATACCACCATAATGTTAGACACATAATGTAAACGTCTTTTCCTATCCCTAGCGGTTTGCTTATCTTCTTCTCTACCAGAGTTCCATAGTAAACCATTGGATTCACTAACAGGATCTGGTTGTCCGATTGAAGTTAAGCTGTTTTCGATATACCACAAACCAGTAGGTCCTTTGAACCCATGGTCCCAATATCGTACCCAAGGTAGATCCTCACCTTCTTTCGCAGGAAGGAACCTAATAACGGCATAACCATTACCAGCTTTATCTTGAGTAGGTTTCCAGAAGCGATCATCCGCGTATGATTTCGTTTCTGTTTTAGTTGAAACTGCTTCCGCAGCTTTTACGAGTTGGTCGATAGACGAGCCTCGTGAGCTCTTTAGATTTGCAAATGACATATATTTTCTCCGTATTGCATTGTATTTACTGAATTATCCACTTTACTCATAATATAATAGTATATATTATAACACATAATTAAGCCAATGTAAAGGCTTTCTTAGTAATATTAATATATTTCTCCCGATCGAATTTTACGAACGGTTGATACTTTGTAATCTTTCTAGAAAGATCAGGCCAAAGAATAGTCTCTGTTATTTTCTTTCCTTCCCAATATACAAAGCTCGTTAATGAATCAAGAATAACTACTGTTTCCAATGTTATTTCCTGATGCATCCATTTCTCGATAATCAATGGCGCTTGGTTATCCCTTGCAGCCAATAGTTCATCAAAAGCGTGGTCCGCTGATAATTTATTTATATCAGCTTGAAATGTTCTTGTTAAAGATTCATGAATTTTTTTATGTTCGGTATAATACCTATCTTGCATTTCAGTAATGTACTTTACGTCTTCAATAAAATTAAACACATAGTAATTCATTAAATCCTTTTGGTTCTTCGCCAATTTAGCGAAGAAGTATTTGTCCTTTCGTTTAAAGAAAGAATTAGGTGAAGCATTGGTCTTAAAGTTATACTTAATAGCATCATAACTACCTTCAAAGTGCAGCTTTAAAGCGTTGTATAACTTATAAGACTCAAATGGATCCATGGTTATACCATTACTCCTTCATATAAAGACTCTACATCTTCAATTTCACCTACTACCTCGGCAAGGTTCTGCTTATGGTAGATTTTAGCCATCTTTCGTAGATGTTTTTTATCGATCTCAACATCTTCAGCGCATGACGCAATTGCTTCTTTAATGAAGTCGCGTTCTGCATCCATTCGAGTCATAGAGTTTGAAATCTCTTCAATACATCCTTTGATGCGCTTTTTATCTTCGTCACTCGACGGTATAATTACATTACTCATGGTTTCTCCTATATTGGTAGTGTATTTTTCTTGGAACCTCGAATAAGGTTTAAGCCTTCCGCTTCAACTTCTAACTTAGATTTAAGAGCAGGTGACATAAGCTTTTTTATCTGCCTATAGTCCATACCTCTTTCTTCTATGATATAAGTCATAGCATCAAGATAACTCATATTGTTTTTTACAACACATGCTTCAACGGCTTTAGTAAACCTTTTTTTGGTCATTATTTTATGATCTAATTCTTCCATACATATTAAAGTACTCTTAGTAGAATACAATCTTTGTTAATTCTACCAGTTGGTTTCTTAACTTTGGTAGTAAGACTAGATAAAACTTTAGTAATTTGTTTCTCTGTCTTAGTTAATATCTGAGGAAGTATATCATCAGGCTTCCTCAATGTAGTACACATGGAAGCTTTATCATCCCAATTATATACTGTTGAACCTCTTACTTCAAATCCAGCTGATGAATCGTTTTCATACATGTACAATACTTTGTTCTTGGTATTATATACGAAAAGTTTATTCTTTCCTGGAATAAGTACAGGATTGATTGATACTAATTTAGCATCATCATCCTTTTCTTTATAGTTAAGTTTTTGAATCTGTTGATCAGAAGCTTTAGGCTTCTTCGCTTTTGGAATACGAGTAGCTTTTGTATTGGTTTGCATCCTTTCGATGTCTTCAATAATACCATTAAGTTGATCAAGCATTTTTCTTTGATCACCTTTTTTGATATGTGAATAAGCTTCAACCGCTTGGTCACATGTTTTATTGTATGCATCTGATACAAGATCAAGTTCAAATTGAATTTTCTCTTTAAACATATTAAGTCCAGCGCCTTTAATTCTATGAAGCTGTAATAGACTATATGTAGGAAAAGTTACTTTCTTCTTATCAAATTCGCCTTCCATCCATTTATCAACTACCATAGTATCGAAGTCAGCGTAAATAGTTTCCATAACTTTTTTACGCATCCTGACAGCAGGTGGAATTACAACAGGTTTCGGTTTATTATCATCTTCTTTAACAAGAACCTTACCTTGTTTTTCGCATTCAATAAGCTTATTATTGATATCATTTAAACGTGATTCGTCAAGTGGATATCCTTCCCAACCAACATTAAGCATTTCAATGTGTTGATAAGCACCCATACGATATTTGTAATCAGGAAGCTTTTTGATATTTGCGAGTTTAGTTTTGTTAAACTTAAGAACTTTTTTACAATAAGCTAGAACAGTTTCACTAGACTTCTTTTTATTTTCAAAATAGTAGAACCAATGAGTAGCTCTTCGATATTCTCTATCCCTGTCTTCTTTACTTTCTGGAACAGGATTGTGTGGACCATAAGATGGTCTTGGACCCATGAATGCTTCATCAGCATTTTTAATTCTTTTCTTAGCTGGCATATATTATTCTCCCATTTCTGCGAATCTTTTGTTACATACATCTTCGATTAAACTATCGACTGCATCTCTTCTGATTCCAACGCATCTCCATGGTTGTCCAATTTCGTGGGCCATAGCTCCTAAAGTCATTTTTTCAACATCTTCGATGATTGATTCCATGATTTGTGTATTAGTTATATTTGACATTTTTTTCTCCTTATCATTAAATATAAGTATATTATAACACAATTTTCAGAGAATGTAAACAGTTTTTTAAAACTTTTTTCACTTTTTTTAAGGTGCCCTCCACTCCCCCGCGTTGTGATAAGGAGTTAATTTGGGAGAGGGAGGGCGAAAACATTAAAGCTTTTTAATTTCCATGACATAGTTTTCTGCAGCGTTTTCTGCATACTCCTCACTATGTCCTTCATAGATTTCATCTATTTGCCATACACCATCTTTGTAAAATCTAGTTCCAAAGTGACCAGCTTCAGTAATAAAGGTCGATGCTTTTAAACCTAAAGTTTGATCTGTGTAAGTGGACAGAATTTTTTCAGCTATTCTCATCATTATGTATTCCTCTTATACTCTTGTACTAAATCACTACCTTTCAGTGGTGTACCAAAAGTATGAATTAATTTTCCTTCTTGATATCTTTCTACAATACCACTATTGTATTCTTTATCAGTGACTGCACCATTCTCAGTATCCTCTGGGCGATCGTCATAATGCATAGAGCTCAAAGAATGTGAGTGTATTGATTTAACACCTTTAGCCCATTCCTCAGCTTCCAATAACAGCCTTTGCTGTTCTACTACGTAATCATATTGTCCCATCTAGTTGTGCCTCCACTAATTTTCTAACTTTATTTTTACTGTACCAAAGTCCTGAGTACATTTGTGATCTACCGTCTTTCCATTCAACGATATATCTTTTATAACCATACGGCCTTGCGATATAAATTATACAATCACCGTAATTTTCCATAACCGCTCTCACTTTGAAACCATGTATTTTTCTACAGGTTTTAGTTCAATAAACTTTCTTCGAGTCTTTTCAAAGCGCTTCAAGGGATTTTTAAATTGAGTGTATTCACCGCTTCCACTTTTTCTATAGCCAACTAAATGACCTTTAGGGTTTAAGATGTATACATGATTTGGAACATGGTGTCCAACTTCATCCCAAGAAGTTATCTCTTTAAGAGCTTTAAGTTCAGATTTGATAGACATATACATCCAACCTTTCAGCAAATTTAAGTGGAAGACTTTGATCAAACGCTCTAGGGTTTCTACCTAAAGCTATGGCAAATTCAGTCCTAGGACCTCTTCCTTGACACTTAACTCTATACCTAGGTGATTTACTAGGTATCGTAGATGACCAACCATTATCAAAACGATATTGATTAATCCTATCACTTTCTTTAGCCATTTTATTAATGGATTTTATAGTCTTTCGAACTGTTTCAAGTTCAAGCATATCACCTGCAGAAGCAGTATGTGCAGTCATTACGTAAGAATCAGAAGCTCTCATTAGTCCCACTCCTGATCTACTTTATGCGCGTTATACGCATCCATATATGATGTACCTTCAAGATACCTAGCAGTATCTTTTTCTGAATAATACATGTTTTCTGGTGAATTGAACTCCAAGGATCCTGGAGCTGCGTGGCCAGCCTTTTTGACTGCCGCAGTAAGCTTTTTATGAAGCTTCATTTCTTCTTTGATTGCAGCTTTACGAGCATCTAGTTTAACAATAGACGCTTGGAAATCCGCCTCTTCTTTTCTTTTAGCCTGGGCTTTTTCAGCTGCGGCTTTGATCATTTCTAATCTATTCATAATTAACTCCTTAATTTATTATCGAATATATGTATATTATACACCATTTTTAAGCGAATGTAAAGGTTTTTTTTCACTTTTTTTCAATTATTTTTAGTGAAAATACTAGGGAGATGATTACCGGGTAGTTTATAACCGTCATATGATGTCCCGAACCTAGTATTCTCATTAAAAATAACCAGTATTTTCATTATGTATTGTCACCATCACGGTAAACAACATCAGACTTATCAAAAAGTTTTTTCTTAACTCTATTAAATAAGCCACCTTCTTCCCACAGAAGAGGTATATGTTTCTTCTGCCTATGTTCTTCTTGAATATGAGTACCCATGTATACAAACAATGACATAACAAGAAGCATTAAAATTCCAATTAAAGTTTCCATTATTTTCCAATATGCTCCACGTCGTTACGAGGAATTACTTGATAAGCACCTTTGTTATATGCAGGAGCTACAGTAAAGTTCTTCGAAGCTTCTTTTTTCCATGATTGATCTTCTGAAGGAGCATAAGATGTATCTCCAGTCCAAGATGGATACTTTTCATTAAAAGCTTCCATTTGTATTTGAGCATAAGACTTTTCTGGTTTGTATTCTTTAAAGACCGGCTTAGCTTTACGCTTAGGTCTAAGAGAAGTTGTTTTACGTTTACGACCAGTTGGATCGTAACGAAGAGATCCTATCATATTCATAGAGAGTACTCCTCATCAGAGATCTCCATTTCGAGTTCATCGAATTGAAGTTCTACTTCTCTTTTCTTGTCTTCAAAGGGTGATACTAATTCGTAGATTGCTGATTCTAAATCATTAACCTTTTGAATGATATCATTAATTTCAGTATCAACACTTAAGCCATGTTCATCAGCCAAAGATTGAACTTTGAGATAAATATTACTTGGAGTGTCAGCGTACTTGATATCTTTTGTGATACCATTAACGTTATTGACTACTAGTTCCAAGTCAAATTTTGCGTTATCCAACGCTTCTAGTTTTTCTTTTTTATCAATTAGAGACATATTTGGTTCCTCCATAATAATATGATTTAAGATAATCCTTTCGATACTTTTCAGATAGGTTTTCTAGAAACCCGACTGAGTTAACTTTAGAATGTAAATACTCCATAAAAGTTAAAGAGATATTTACTGGAGTTTTTTGTGTTCCAGGACCAGTTAAAAAGTTAGCAATAAACATTACGCTGCCTCCATGATTGATAGTGGAACATCGAAACGTCTACCATTAATTGAGACGATAGCCTTTTTAACTTTGACCTTTTCAATTACTCCAAATTCAACACCTGCACGAGATGTTACTTTAACTTTATCGCCAATACTAAATACTGCACGAGCTTGACGAGCAAGGCTACTACGTAGTAATTTTTGTTGGTCTTTTAAAGCATCGATCACAAGGTTGAGATCAGATATGTTGTCGATTTGACGGATTTGGTTTATCACTTTTTTCATAATTAACTCCAATTAATTTATTTTATATGTATATTCTAACACAGTTTTCAGTAAATGTAAAGGATTATTTTCACTTTTTTTAGAACATTTAGTTATATCCATATAACTTTTTATGCTGCTGCAGTATCAACTAACCAAGAAGATAGTTCTTCCTGGCTATTACAGAAGTCGCCATCTTCCATAAGGAATTCAACCTTATAGTTCTTACGACCTGTATCTGAGTCTAGACAACCTGTCCAGGTTTCGATCTTTTCTAAGATTTCAGATCTCATATAACCGAATTCACGATTGTCAGTGACTTTCATGAAATAGATAGACCCATCTTCCATGAGCCTGAATTGTGTTACAGATTCCCAATCTTCACATACTTTAGCGGTATAATCAACTACACTAGTATCGAGTATATACTCTTCAACGTATTCGTTTGAATCAGTAATATATGGAGAAACCATAGCCTCAACATCAGCTAAGTCTACATCAGAACCACAATTAAGCAATACATAGGTAGATCCACCTTTGAATTTCCAATGAGGAGCAGAAACACCGTGGACATAATCCTCGTTGTGAGCTGCATAGTTTTCTTTATACTGGGTTTGAATTACTAATTTTTTCATAATTAACTCCTTATTTAATTATTTAATATAGATATTATAACACAGTTTTCAGAGAATGTAAAGGCTTTTTTTCATTTATTTTCACTTTTTTTCGGAAAACACTTCTTGTATAGCTTTTCTTCTTGAGCATGAGCTCTTAATTCCCATGGTTGATTTTCATACACGCATTCACTAAAATTACGACCTTTGTACATAAAGGTATCGGTTAGATCACCTCGTAGGAATTGCTCAGCATGAACCATTTCATGAGCTAGAGTTTTCATTTGATCTTCAAACGAAAGTTGTTTTGAAATATTGATTTTGACGTATTGAGTATCACCAATACAATCACCGTCTGCAGTGCCTTCTTGAACCCATTTCTTAAAGGTTATATCAATAAGACGAGAATAAAGACGGTTGATTTTTAACTCCTTTTGCAGATTATCTAGGTATAAATCGACAGTAGGAATATCCTTCTTAAGTACGCCATTCAGTAGTGTTATTGCCATAAAATATGCCTTGTTTCATTCAATATAGGTATATTCTAACCTATTTTGGCCCAAATGTAAAGGTTTTTTTCACTTTTTTTCATATTATTTTGTTATAAGCATATACCTTTTTATAACTGTGCACCAGCGTGAATATGGCAAGGTATATACCCTATTCATTTAATTCTATGCACGCTGGTGCCCTTTTTACGGTACCTTTTTAGGGCTATATATGGTTATTTGTTCATCTTTACCCTTTACCTTGATTTTCCCTATCTCTGAACAGACATATCCTGAAGGTAATTGTTTATAGGTAAAGCTTGATATGATGGTCTTATAGTCTACATATTCATGACGGGCAGCTGTGGCCTCGAGCCTTGCTGCAAGATTAACTGCGTCTCCGATGACTGAATAATCAAATCTGGATTCAGAGCCCATGTTACCAACAATACAAGTCCCGGTGTTAATGCCAGTACCAACATTAATATCAGGAAGACCACGTTCTTCGTAGATTCCTTTGAGTTCATTTACTTCCTCTTCTATTTCTATAGCTGATTTGACTGCCATTTCAGCATGATTATCACAGGGTAATGGAGCGTTCCAAAACGCCATTATACAGTCTCCCATGTATTTGTCTATAGTTCCACCATTATTAAGAATGATTTTTGTCATCTTATCTAGGAATTCATTAACTAATTCGACTAGTCCTTCTGGGTCATCGTTATTTTTATAGTGTTCTGATATAGGAGTAAACCCACATATATCCATAAAAAGAAATGTCATTTCCTTTCGTTCTCCACCAAGTTTTAACATGCCTGGGTTTTTCTGTAATTGTTTAACTAGATCTGGAGATACGTATGTACCAAACTGTTTCTTAATTTGTTGTCTTAATATGAATTGTTTATAGAATTGACTAAAGCTCGTTGAAGTGAGCAATATTATATATATTAATAGAGAAGCGGTTAAGTCGAGGAGTATCTTAAATTCGTACCAAAAGTACCAAGAAGAAAATACAGATCCGGCAACGATCCCGGCGAAGATCGCAATCCCATAATAAATCGAAAGATAAGACATAGCAAGGATTATCAGTGTCGATCCCACAGCAATTAGACCTATTTCCAGAGTATCTGCCCATACAGGACGAGATATCGAAGAACCATCCATCACACCCTGTACAACTGAAGCTTGAATTTGGTGAGGATAGTATAACCCCTGAGGAGTGGGAAGCTGCGGAGCAACTCCTTTTGCACTCAAACCGATTATTACAGTCCTACCGTTCAAATTAGGTAATGGTTCACCATATTCTATTTCATCAAATGTATAATTTGTATTTAACCATATTGTACCATTTGAATCTGTCTTCATAGGTTCATACGGTGGAATCATTACGTCAACTATTCCATATTCCTCTACGTTCATTGTATAAGATTTCTTATCTTGTAAAACTCTTATTATCTCAAGCGCAAAAGATGGATAAAGCTGGTTATTTACTTGACTTATTAGCGGTATTCTTCTTGTTATGTTATCTACTTCTTGTGCTGCATTAATAAGACCTACACCCCAAGCTTGTTCTTCTAACTGAGATATATTAGTTACTAATCCATCATATTCATACGCAAAATTATATGGATCTCCAATTCCTTTTACAGCAGTTCCAACATAAGGTGCCTTTTTACTTCTTCCGTTTGAGTCAGCATCTTGTGCTAATATAATACCATTGTCTTTTATCCAAGAAGCGAATACTTTATCTCCACCAAACCTATCAGCTTCTGGAAACATAAAGGTAAACGCAATCATACCAGCATTTGCATTACGCAAATCTGATATCATTTGAGCGTATGTTTGTCTAGGGAATGGATATTGACCAAGTTGTTCTAATGAATTTTCGCCTATGTTTAAAACTACTATTTGATCTGATTTCTTATCTGGTAGTGATTGTATATATTGATCAAATGTAATTAAACGAACCTGTTCAACCAATGGCAGATCAAAAACTCTTAATCCTAAAAGCCCGACAAATAAGAAAACTGTAGTCCAAATACTAGTTATATATTTCATGAAAATTTTCTTTGAATATATTTAAAAATTGCGTATATGGATAAACCATAAAAAGCTAATACACTCATTGGTAATGCTATATATGCCAACTCCCATGGAGTTAAAAATAATACTTGCCATGTAAAATCAGCAACCGCTTGAGCATCACTGATTTCTGCCATTTCTAATTCACCACTTAGATCTATTTCGTATTCATTTACAAAATCATACCACTGTTCGTCAGTCATGCAAATCATATCATCTGGACATTTAAATTCTTCCATTATTACTCACCTTGTTGAACGCTTATAGTACATCCACTAACTGTAATACAATTTTGTGTTAGACTATAACTTTGAGTTGTTGTTCCTAATTGTTTTAATATTAAATCAGTACCATATGACCCATCAAGCGTTATACTCGCAGTGTGTGTTGCACCATTACCTTTTTGCCGAATAAACACATCATTATAGTCATTATAAATTGTCAGATCTATGGTTTTTTCACCATCACTTTGTTGCTTTATTTTAACTTCGTTACTATCACCAGCTAAATGTAAATCAAAGTCATGGCCGTCGGTTGAATTTGATTGGTTTGTTTGTTGTACTGCTAATTGATTATAGTCACCATACATAGTAATATCAATTTCATGGCCACCACCTTCGAAACTATCATAGTACCACGTTAAATCAGTATCAGAATCAAGTGTATTCCAAGCACAACCTTGGCAAAGTTTCATTTGATTACCAGTACCACTTACTTCATCAAATATAATTGTATTAGGATTAGCATTAGGGTTTCCATTTATTTGTACCAAGTATAAACTAAGACTTGATGCAGTAATATATGAATTACTGTCTAACATTTTAATTTCGTTACTATGGCCTTGCTGCTCTATACCTAATAGCAGATTATCACCTGACTGTTCTATATTTATTGAATTATCATCCGCCTTGGCGAATGGTGATAATAACAGACTGACCATCGCCAACGATAATATTATTCTTTTTTCCTTCATTTTCTGTGTCCAAAGTTACGTTAGATCCTATCGGTATTCTAATCGATACGATTCCATTTACTTCTCTATAAAACCATATTTGACCAGCGCCCTGATCTATGATAGTATTGTATTGAGTATCTTTATCAAATCCTGGAGCAATAGTTCCTATTATATCACTACCATCACCAGCACCAGCAGTTTTTCTATTGAAGATACTTACTTCTTCCAGCGCCACCAAAACATCTTGTAAGAAATCGACGTCAAGTAAATCCATATCGAGTTCATTAAACTCTAAATCGTCTTCAGCTAAGTAATCATCAGCTAAGTAATCTGTATCGAGATCAGTGAAATCGAGAATATTGTTATCAACATTCCCAGTTCCATTTGTTCCTTCATCTTCTCTTTCTTTAATTTCATCTGGTGGACTCACGATAAACATATTGTCTATCATATTTAAATTTATATTATTTAAAACAATTGGTTTAGTTGGTATAGTACTAATACTTGACACCATTGTAGCTTGATAAGCTTCGGTTAAAGTTACAACTCCACCTTCGTTCGTTACTGTTATTTCTCCGCTTGGAGAACAATCACCATCAATAGTACATTCTGTTTCTGGTAGAAGTATAATTAGACTTCTTCCTAATTCATCTACTGATGTTGAAAAATCTGTACCCCTAATACCAATAGACGCAGTAGGAGTTTCAATTTTTATATTTTCTTTTGGTACTAATCCTAGTCTACCAGTAGAAAATCTAGCTGTTCCGGAAACAAAATTCATAGCCATTCTGGAATCAGCTTTTTTGTTTGGATCATAATAATATTCGGTTAACGTTACTTCTGTATGCTCAGTTAATCTTACAACTGAATCATCCAAAAATTTCATTAATAATCTGCCGTCGACAGTTTGAACATGGTCCATTTGTTGGACACCTAATCCAAGTTCAGTGATGATACTCTCACCTTGACGAGTTATACCACCACTGCCCTTGTGTTCTTCTATACCGCCTATATCATCAGCAAAAGCTACTGAGCTTAATAATAAACTAGTCGCCAGTATCTTTTTGCTTAATGTTAACAACAGCGTTTTCAGAATCAAATTCTGCATTAATTACTCCATAACAACTGGTTATGCCTGTTGGACAAGTTCCAGATGATTGTAATATATCAATATCTCCATTACTACCAGTCCATTCCATTGTAAGAGACTGATAAGCACCGTCTGACTGTGTTGTCAAAAAGTCATTAGAACTACCAATAACATCAACATTCCACGTTACATCATCTGCTTCGATATCAATATTCCAAGTATTTGAGCCACCTGTAATATCTAAATCAAAGTCCAATCTTTCTGACGAAGCCGAATAACCCCAATCTATATCGAAGGTATTAGAACTTCCAGATATTGCAACATCAACGTCTGAACTATCAGCACTTCCACCGTAACCTACATTCCAGTCCCACACATTTGAATTCCCTGTTAATGATAAATCAACAGTTGTAGAATCAAATAATGTCGGTCCATATATTTGGTTAAGATTACCAATCATATCAATATCAATAGTTAATGTATTACCAGTTAGAACCCAATCAGAAGCACAAGCTCCTGAAGATACTGATCCACATAATTTATTGCCATAACCTACTTGGTCTATGGTTAAATTAAGCGTATCACCACTTTGATCTAGTAATATTTCATTATCATTAGTTCCAGCGTGTATTAACACAGGGCATAATAAAAGAGTAAATGCTATAAATTTATTCAACATTTTCATTTTTATTTTCCTCTATCGCGTGAGAATCGTTTGTTCCATCATCCTGATGGGGGTGACGATGCCCCGCTTCTATTTTCCAAAATCCTCTGTCGTGACCTTGGTATATTAGTTCCAAAACGGCAGCTTCAATCGTTGATCGCAGCGATCTGGTTACCGATTCATTTTCAGTCATACCATCTTCTATTTCTACAAGGTTGGTACTCATATCGATAAATTTAAAAACATCGTAGCCACTTGCAACAGACAATATAGTCTTCGATGTTTGCACATTTAATAAAATCTCACCCGTCAATGTGCTAACGGCTCTTAAATGTACAGTTACTATGTCTCTTCTATAAGCTCTTTGTGAACCTACTCCAAGATATCTAGCTCCTGCTCCACCAGTCTCTATGTTAGTGTCAAATCCTATAACACCTCCTTCGAGAATAATACCGGCAAATAGTAAGGGCGCTAACCCAGTTTCATCCTCTTCACCGTACTGTTGTCTTGTTGTTCTAACAATTTGTCTTTCTCTTGTTAAATGGTCTATACCTACTCTTTCAACTACTCTAAACCATTTACCTCTACCTGCTGTTTTCAAAGCATCGATTAACATTGTGTCCGATCCTTGTGATACTGCAGTACTAAACATTGCTACATCGCCTTTTTGTTTTCTTTGACCAGTCTGATCATTAAACTTATAAACAGCTACAATTGGCTGTTTCTCTGGAGATGGCAACTCCAATAATTCTTGGTGTGTAGGTAAATGCACCACCACTGGTTTTTCTACACATTCACCCATAATTTTCATTAATCCTTTAGTACAACTATCAGTCATACTCGGAATTGAAGCACAGCTTGTTAATGTTGCTATGGCAATCAATGCACTTAGCTTTTTAACCACCTGATCCAACGCTACCAGCTCCTATTGGAATAACAATGGTTGTTTCAGATCCTTCGGAGTCAGTAATGGTCATAATAATAACATCTTCGCCTTGATTACATGCATACAAAGAAGCATCACATGTAGTTCTTTGATAGTTAATAGTATTTCCTTCAATAACAAAACTACCAAAGTTAGATACTGAACATGTTGGATCTGCAATATCACATTGTCTAAATAAATTTTCTACTAAGTCTTTACTAATTTGAGCATAAATTCTACTTTCTAAATTTCTCATAAACTTAGCTAGGGTTGTGTTTTCGGCATCTCTTTGTGCTTGTAATAGAGCTGATTCTATATCATCTGCTATTGCTTTCTTACGAGAAAATTCTTGATTCTCGATAGTTAAATAATGCGAAGAAGTACCTATACCACTAAAAGAAGGACTTTTAAACTTATGAACTAATTCATCTGCAATTGCAATCTGTGCAGTAAAAAATAGTATTATAAGTAATACTCCTAAATGTGTTCCACTAATTTTCATTTTCTCTTCTCTTTTTTTCGTTTTCACGATATTCTAATACAACATCAACCTTCTGTTGTAGACGTATTAAATCTTGATCTAACATCCGTGTCTGATCAATAACTCTTATAAGAGCAATATGCATCTTTTCTAATGCAGGGTCTATCTTTTCATTTATAAATTGCCAAATAAAGAATATAAAGTAACCCATTCCAACAGCCATTATAATTGGAAATCCGTAATCGGATATTGCTTGTGCTATATCCATTAGTCTCTCCTGACGTCGAGTTTTCCATCCTCTATAAAGTTTTCTGCGCGGGCGACTCTTTCAATATCAGGTCGTAATTCTAAAGCAGATGAAACTAACATATCAATTTTTATCATTTCATTACTCATTGTTCTGGCTCGATTTTCTAAACTCTCACAAAAAATAGTAAGTGTTTTAATTTGGTCTACTATACCTTCTAGTATTTGTTTTAGTACTAGAAAAATAAAGAAACCCATGACTAATGCACCCGCAATAGGCGCACCAACATCAGCAATTAAAGTTAAAATCTCGCTCATGTAACTATTTATAAGGTTGGATTATTCGAAATGAACAGAAACACCACATCCACATGCCATTGAAACATTTGGATTGGCGAATTTAAACGATGTGTTTAAACCTTCTTTTTGAAAATCTAGGGTACTACCTTTTAAATAAGGTAATGAATCTGGATCTATGACGATAATAAACTTATCAAAGTCTAGAATATTATCGTCTTGATTGATAGACTCGGCGAATTCTATGATATACTCATATCCACCACAGCCACCACCAGTTATTCCAACTCTAATAGCTGGGTCTAACATTTCGTGGGTTTTTATCAGAAGATGCTTAATAGCCTCATCTGTAAGCTCGATCATTAGTGTTTAAATGCTACTTCAGTTGCTAATGATGTTGCAACACCATGTAATTTATCAGTAGGATTTTTAGCAATATATGCTACTTCTCCAGCAGCTAAAGTTACAACACCTAACACTTCTCCCGCAGCAGATGTATATGTGATAGGTTGAACTGATGTTTTATTGTTTAGTACTCTCACTAGTTTAGCTCTTCCAACATCTGTTGCTGAAGCTAAATTAATTTCTGGTGCTAATATTTTAATTATATTCATTTGTTTTCCTTTTAAATTAGTATTTATACTTCTTCAAGCCTAGACATAAGTCTTTCTGCTCTATTAGTAACTTGTCTATACCACTTGGAATCTCTTCCTTCTACAGCAGCTTCTTTCCAATCACCACTTACTAAAGCAGCATTATGTTTCTTAAACTTACTTAATCTTGTTCGGCCCATATTAAACATCATGTTAGCAACTACTTGTTTAACTTCTTGAGGATAACCATCCCAACCATCATGTAATATCTTACAATCGTCTAGTACTGATTCTAAATCAGATTCGAATAGTTCTACACATCTTTCTTCTGTGATTTCTGTTCCCAAAGGTTTTCCACTTTCTTCATCAGAATCAAGGATGAGATGGCCAATACCAACAGTAGGAAGACCAAGATGGTCGTGATAAATTTCAAGTACTTTTCCTTCGTCTATAGTTAATTGTTCTCTTAATTGATCTACATCAATATCTGTTTCTTTATTCCAAAACATTATTCTGGTTCTCCTATTGTCCCTGCATCTTCAGGCCAACCGAAAGGGCCAAAGTAAAATAAGGGTGTTGAATTATCGGCTAGTTTTTCTGGAGTATATCCACCTTCCATTACCCAGCCGGCTCTGTTGTCTCTTGTGACCCAAGCTTTTTGTATTTTTCCAGTTGGAATACCATACCATCTTTTACATCCACCATCATCACAAACGCCGGCTATGTGAGATCTTGTTTCTAGTGTTGGAACTTTAGCAACTTCATCGGCGAATCCTTCTATATCCCATCCATCACGAGCCCATTCAGATGATCCATCTGGATCTGTCATATTCATACTCATTAATAAAGCACATGTATCTTTTTGATAATTAGGTACAATTTCTGCAATGGTGTCTATTTCTTTACTAAACATCGGTACTCTTATAAACACCTGAATCATAATTGGTTTACTATCACTTTTAGCTACATGAAAAAATCCAGGGCCAGTGAGGATGTAATCTTCATACAGATTTTTTATAAAAAGTAGTGCTTGATATGCTGGAGTATTTCCATTTTTTTCTGCTTCTGATTCTATTTGATCAGCAATTTCTTGATTTTGAAATTCAGAATACGACTTATGGTACCACATCGGCCATTGATTCTCTTCCCAAAGAGTTTCCCATATTTCTAAAGATGGTGATGAATTATGATAATATTCGTGAGTTATATTTTGATGTGTAGCCATTATACTAACAACCTTAAGACAACCATTGAGTTTTGACCATCTCCTGTATGGCCTCCGGAGCCTCTAATTGTAAGAATTCTAGAAGGACTAGTGGTGAAGCCACCTTTAAAGCCTGATGTTGCAACTTCTTGATATTGGCCTAAAGCAAGTGCATATTTTGTAGAACCACCCGGAGTGCTTCCATGGTATCTTGATGTACTATTGTCAGTACCTTGAGTGTTATTAAAGATACTTGCTGCGTATGGTGTCATATCAGCAAATATCATCACTTCACCACTACCTAATAGTGATCCCATGATTGCGCTTTGGTGTTCATAATCGTCTGATGCAAATGTAGCAGCTGATGCGACCCGGCCGTCAACCGCGGTTGAAGACGATGGTGATCTTATTAATCCACACATATGAGTATAATTACCACTACTATAGTTTAGTCTATGATAACAATATCTTTCACCACCTTTACATATTTTAACATCTACTACTGTCCATCTATCATGGCCGTCTTTGAGCTCTAATTGATAGTTAAGTAACGTAGTAGATGAAGTATTAATACTACTAGTACTCCAAGCTGGATACATTGCTGATGATGTATATGGTTGTTGACCACTACTTGTTACAGCTATAGACCACATAATATCGCCTGGAGCTGCATGAGTTTTTAAGTCTATATAATTGGTATTATTAGGCGCTCTTTGACCGTGAACCTGAGCGTATTTTGGAAGATTACTATTTGTATCACTACTTCCCATACCTGATTGATAATTCTGAACTGCTTGTCCCGGTTTAAATGCACCTACACCTTGATGATATTTAGTATTAGCAGTATTACCATCCTCACCAATAACAGCTGTATTTGAATTAAAGTTAGAAGTTCCAGCGTGTGGAACATTTGCTGTACCAATTAGATCACCATAAGAAACATTAGATAAAGATGTTTTTGGCACAGTTTTAGTTGGAGCACTACTAGAACTATATGTTGTTGTTAGTGTATTAAATACAACTCCAGCAGTTTCGTATGGTAACTTTCCAGTATTCATTTTTGCAGTGCTAGTACTGCTTGCGTTTCTAGTAGGACTAGTAATTACACCGGCCACAAGAGTGTTATTTGCGCCTCGAACAGTTTCTCTAATAAAACTACTCATAGCAACCTCTCCACTTTCATTCTGAAACTCAGCTCTCAGTGCAGCTGCTCTAACATTAGTTGTAACATGCGACATTGGCATTATCGTATAATCTCCGATATGTGATCTTCAAAGGCCTCAATCTTTGAGGTGCGATTAGGCCAGAGAATATATTCTTTTTCTGGATTCTTTTTTAAGTTTGAGAGTAATGGAAGTATTGCATTATAAAGATTGTTAAGCTTATCTTCCAATACTTTTACTTCGGCTTCGGTAGTAGAAGCTTTTGTACTAATTTGTTGTACGGCTTCCAGCTCGCTTTCATCAACAGCTGTAAAACCAAAATCAAATTTTAATAGATCATCTGCCATATTTATTCCTCTATTAATCTATTTATACTTCTATGCTTCTCTTCTTTAGGTAATTTTTTCTTTTTATTGGTATGAATTTGAGTTATAGAGTGATCAGGTTGATGTTTACGAGCTTTAATTTCTGGCTTTTTCTTTCCAAAAATAGCCTCCCAACCATCAGCATAAGCTTTCTGGTCGGTTCCACGTGGTTTATCACCCTTTCCACCATGCCATTGTTTTCCCATTAAATCCACCCTTTGATTATATTAGCCATAATTAATATAGCACATAATAGATTTATGCCTAAAATTATAGTTCTTATAATTGTTATTTGATCTTCTACTGGCGCGGTGTCTTCGTCATTAAATGACCCAAGAGCGTATTTCCAAATAGTCCAAATTCTTTTCATGTTTTGTTACTATAAAGGATTCCAACTAAACTATCTGGAGTAGTATCAACCTTATATTCGGTATAGTATACTGTTATTTCATCACCCGCTTTAATTTTTTTAATTACAATAAGTTCTCTAAAATTAACATTTTTAAGAATAAACGCATTAGGTGTTTCTGAGTGATTTACAAAACCACCCATTGGTGTTCTAATCAGGTGGCCTTCGAATTCGACATGCGACCAACCTAATCTATCAGAAGGATCTAAGTCTTTTATTGCAAATAGACCTAGCCCATCAATAGAGCTTTCTTTTACTGTAACTCTATGATCAAGTGGTCGGTACGTACTCAATTTTAATTCCTCTTCGAACTAATTCATTTCTGCACTTTTGTTTAATTTTAGATTTTCCATTTGAACTATTAATGTATTCAAACAATTCTTCTTTTGGCGTTCCCTTAATAAAAAAATGTGTAGTTTCATATTTACCTGTTTCTCTATTTCTTACAGCCTGAGAAGGCTTAAATTTAATTGGCATTACACTTCTCCAGTTATATGCTTATATATTTCTTTCCATTTCCAAAACCTAGGGATATCGCTATCAGCATCATAGTTATGGTCATGAGCTACTAAGATAGGATTTAATCCAACCTTTTCTCCAGCAACAGCATTTTCTGGTTTATCTTCAACCCACCAACATTCGCTTCCTTTGTATTTTTCCAATACTTCATCTTTGTCAGCACCACATGGTAGGTATATAAACTCATCAAATATTTCTTTACCAAAGAGTAATTCTAAGTTTTGAGTTCTTAATCTCTGCGCATATTTGTTATCACTTAAAGAAGTAATACAATGGAACCTATATCCATGTAACATGTTCAATCTTTTGATATAATATACAGCATCTCTTAAAGGAGGTAAAAACGCAATAGCTGCAGAATCATTAAATTCTGCTACAAATTTTCTACCTTCTTCTTTAGTTATTCCAAACCTAAGACCCACGTTATATTCGTTAAAATCTAACACAGGAATGTTTTTGTTATGTTCCATCCAATGTGTGAAGGCATAACCCCAGTCACACAAAACGCCGTCACAGTCGACTAAAATAACGTTTTCTTTCATTTCTTTCATCATTAACTCCAATTTATATGTATATTATAACACAGTTTTAGGAGTTTGTAAAGGTTTATTTTAAATTAATTTCACTTATTTTAAGTGTTTTTAAAGTGTTTTTGAACAGTTTCTAGCTTATCATTAGCTTCAGCAATTTTACCCACTTCAGCCTCAATAGCTTCAATGATACCAGGATGTTCCCCAATACCTGCTGGATTTTTAACATATACCATGATATTGGCTTTGGCTACTTCGATTTCGCCTTCTAGTTTTTTAGTCAAAGCATTAAGTAAATAATTCATTTTATCTCCCAAATAATTTACGTCTTTTGTATTCAGTAATTGTATTTATAAGCTCTTTAGTCCAGTTATCTCTATCCTCAATAAAGACTTGAGTACCTTCATCACCAGCCACAAATACTACCAGTTGTTTCATTGGCATACCAGTCCTTTCTTCCCACATAATAGCATAAGCTGCGCATTGCATAAAGTAACCAGATATCCATTCTTTCTTTTTAAGTTTTCTAGAAGTTTTATAGTCAATAATACTATCAACTCCATTCCATTGTCCAACACAATCTACTCTTCCTGCAACTCCTAAGTGCTTAGAATATAGTGGAGCTTCTTGACAATATACTTTTGTAATAGATTCATCAAGTATTTTTTGAGCATCTTTAAACGTTTGTATATTGTGTGGCATTACACCTTCTAAATAATCCGGATCGTTATTCACATATTTTTCAAATATATTATGAACTGCAGTTCCGCGAGTACTTGCTTGTTTACTTATTCTATTTGCTTCTTCTTCACCAACTCTAGCTCTCCATTTTTGTATAGCTTCTTCGCTTAAGATCGAAAGGACAGTAGTAATAGAAGGATAAGTATTCCCATCAGGATCGGTGTAGACTCTACCAGATCTAGAAGTTTGTGCAGTAAGATCGTTATATCCGAGATCAATTGATTCATGTTTAAATTTCATTTTGTTTTAATATTACCTCTTAGTCTAGGAGGCATTCCACTTTGTATTCTTTGTTGGACTTCTTTCCAACCATCACCAGCTTTTTTCAAAGTAGCGCTTCCAGATGAATTATAACTATGATTGATAGTTCCAATTTGTTGTTGTAGATCTGGATTATCTTTTTTAAATTGGTCAAGATCTTTCCATGACATAGTGTATTCTTTAACTTCACCAGTCTTTAAGTTTTTAAAATCGTATCTAGGCATATGTAAACCACTCCGGTACTTCTCTTTTGGTCCAATCCATTTTGAACCTATGTTGCTTTGTTTCATAAAAATTACGATATGATTCTACTGGGTCTTCAGTAATACATTCTGGAAATGAAGCCATTGCTAGTTTAAAGGGAGTCATTTTCTTTACCGGTATATTATCTGGTAAAACTGATAAAGCTTCTCTTAGTTTTACATCAGTAGCATGCACCTTATCATACCTATATGTATATTCATCACATAAAGCAATAAAATGCTTGTAATGCCACATATAATTGTGCATTGATTCTCTAGTCCATATTGTAGATGGATGATTGAAATGGCATGCTTTGTAAAGCAAATCTTCTCTTTCATCTTCCAAATAAAAGTATTGTATCATAGAACCACTCTTAGATTTTCTACGTTCCATTACACCATCAAGCATTCGATGGACAGTAGATAACATTTGAGCTGATTCTACAATCATTTTTACAACGTGTTTGTCACATTGCATTTGTGCCGCAATCACGGGATCATTGTCAAGTATAAAAATATTCATAATGTATATTATAACACAGTTCTCATTAAATGTAAAGGTTTAATTTATATATTATTTAGGTACTTTGAATACCTGAATATGCTATTTTTTAAACCAAAAAAGGGTTAAGCTCCGGAACCTAACCCTTATGGTTTTTTGGTTGTTCTCCTCCTATGAAATTACTATTAAGAAAATATCACAAAGTTAGATAGGATCACCTCCTTAGCTGTTGTTATCACTCCCCTTTGTTCCATCTTTTTTCACTTTTGGAACTCTGGACCTTGGATTAGCCATTGGCTTCACAAGGAGATTGGGGAATGCTTCAGCAACTAATGCTGAGGTTATTCCATTGTATTTACCCATAAGACTTTTCTCCTTCATATTAAGAACCAGCTCTGCTTCGTCACAATGTAGAGATTCTAGAATCCCAATAAACATTGCTTCTCGGCGAGCTGCGGGCAGATTATCGCCTACTCCACCTTTCACGAAATGTTTAAATTTTTTACTTTGTTTATGAAGACTTACCATCTCAAATCCTTTAGGAGCATCATCCTTTTTATAAGGAGGTTTTCCTTCAGGTAAATTCCATACGACAGCATCATCGTATGCACCTTTCAATATTGTTTGTAATGGTATAGTACCATTTTCTCTAAGATAATCGATTTTATCTTGTTTTGTTTTTTGATCACCAGCACTTGTAAGTACTTCTGATATTAGTTTTCTAGCCATTGTAAAATTCCTCCACAACTTCAATAAGATTATTACATCTCTTTTTAATTAAATAATTCAATACTCGCATTTTCATAGCAGGTTTTTGATCATCATATGTATTGACTATATTATTATATATATCATTTGGAATCTCATTGAGATCAATTAACTTCTTATTTCTTTGATAATTCCTTTTTATTTCTTCAGGCATTATAGAATCATCATCTATCCAAGTATCAATTAGATTTTGTTTTAATGGTGTTTGTCTAATTTCATCGACAAAACAATTATCCGGAGAAAGCACATTAGGTATACCATCACCTTTATCTCCACGACAAACATGTTCAAATAGATATTTTCTTGGGTGCTTCTCTGTTACAGCTTTTTTCTGAATTGGCGAAAATTGTTTCACGTTTGAAAACTTTTGTAACTGAATGAAATCTTTATCAGATGAAATAATCATGACAGGTTCAAATTTACCGAACTCTTGTGTTTCATAAGTAAGTGCACCAATAATATCATCAGCTTCACATCCTTCCATGTGTAATACTTTATATGGTAGGTTTTCTTTAATTTCATCTCTTACTAAATTAAGTACTCTAAAGATTTCTTGCCAATCTAATCCAGAGCTATCACGACCTTTTTTACGACTGGCTTTATATTGTGGATAGAATTCTTTACGCCAGGTATTCATACCATCTGCGCAAATGACCATTTGACCATAGTCATTTCTATATTTTTTATTGTACATACGAATACTGTTTAGTATCATATGTCTAATCATGTTTTCATCATTAAGTTTCTGCACTATGATGTTAGATAGTGCGATCTGACTATAATCAAGTAATATCATCTTGGTATTTTTCTAGTTCCATAATTCGGTCTTTAAGAATATCTAAATCTTCTTGGAGTACATGTTTCAGCCCTTGGTCTCTTAATAGTGATGACACTAAAAGATTAAGAATTACAAACATATCTCCTTTTAAATCTGGATTACTACTGTAATCAAAATCTAAACCATATTCTTCTAAACCGGTTTCAATTAAATCCAAAGCATATCTTCCGAGATCAATGGATTGCTCAAATAAATCCTGTGCAATAAAATCTTCATCGAGTTCTTCTTGAATAAGCTGAGCTTTTCGAAGTTCGATAAAATTATTAAGAATCTTTGCCATCAGTTTTTCCTTTTATTAATATATATTATAACACAGTTTCATATAAAAGTAAACTATTTTTTTAAACTTTTTACGCTTTGACCGCCAATTTTGCAACTAATTATACCATTATAGTATTCGTCGGTGAGTAAAACTTCCCTTTCAAACTGTTCTTTAGCTTCATAGTAAGCGCATTCACCTTTAGTCTTACACAAATGAAGTATTTCTCTATGATATATATCATTACCAGCTACTTCTCTTTCTTCATTTAATACTCGATTAGATCCAAAATATTCTCTCCAATCAGATTCCACATAAGTAATTTTTCGACGCTTTCGAGTCTTTGTCTTTTGTAGTGTTTTCTTCGACCAAAAGAATTTTTTGCCGATATATTTCTTTGCTGTGGCTCTATTAGTAATTAAATAAACAAACCCATACCATTGTTTTCCATATTTTTCATAACAGAAATCTTCAGGTGGGTTAAACTTCATCCCTTGATAGTTCCAATCGTTCCATTCCATATATGTATTTATTCATCCCAAATATCATCGTCTTCTTCAAAATCAACATTATCGAAATCTAATGGATCGAGTTCTTCTTTGACGCCACAATTTGGACAGAATATATTTTCTGGAGCTTGCTCTGGATATTCCCAGTTAAGTTTTACTGAGGTATAACAATGAGGGCATTCGTGGTTCATCCAATGAGTTGGATTATTTGTACTCACGAATTATCCTTTCAAATTCGTTATAACCACCAATTGATTCTCCATCAATTTTTATTTGAGGAAAGGTTCTTGCTGTTGGAAACATTTCTAACATTTTATCTCTGTCAAAATCTACTCCTAACATAAATTTTTCATATTTGTGCTCAGATTCCTGAACGAATGATTGAGCTATTCTTACTGCCATATCACAATATGGACATTGTTCTTTGCTATAAATTTCTATATTCAATTTACTACTCCATTAATTATCCAAAACGCTAAAAGCATTAATCCAAATACGCATACTTGAATTATAGATGCCCAAAATACTTGGCGCATTGGGTGTATTTCTGTTAATTTTTCTACCCAGGATTCACTAGGTGATAAATTAACTACTTGTAATATTTTTTCTTCCTTCACACAGATCCTATATCATGTTTACGAATAACTGTTTCTAATAATTGACCATTTTTGTCATAAGTAAAAACAGTTTCATTTTGCATATTATCCGTAACTCTAACTACAGTTTGTTTATATACTATATTAGTTTGAGAGTTTGGATACAAATAAACTGGCATTGAAGCATTTATTTCCATTATAGTGATAATCCTGATAGTGTGTTTTGATCTACATCTTGTTTAACACCACCAACAACATAAGAACTAATTTCTGTTTCCTGTGGTGCAACCTGAACATTACCACCACCAATCCATTTTTCAGTCCATGGTAATGGGTTTAATTTTGATACACTGAATGGACATTCTAATCCAATGGCACGCATTCTTTTAGCACCTATCCATTCAATGTAGTCTCCTAGTAACTTTTCATTTAATCCAATCATTGAACCATCTTTAAATAAATATCTCGCCCATTCTTTTTCTTGTTCAATAACCTTAACGAATAAATTTGTTACTTCGTCTTTTAGTTCGATGGATATCTTTTCCATCTCTTTATCTTCCTTTACCATATTTTTTAACATGGTAGTAGTACTAGCTAAATGTACGTTTTCGTCTCGCGCAATAAACTTAATGATCTTAGCGTTACCCTCCATTTTCTTAAGTTCAGCAAACGCCCATGAACAAGCAAATGATACATAAAATCTTATCCCCTCTAATGCGTTAGCACTATTCATACACATCCATAGTGCTTTTTTATGTTGGACTCTGTTAGTTGCAGAGTTATTACAATCTATCAAATCGTCATAATATTGAGCAATATCATTCCCGCATTCAATAATCTGCTTAATGTCTAATAGATTATCAAATACTATGGAAGGATTCGGATATATGTTCCGGATAATATGTGTATAAGATCTACTATGTATGGTCTCTGAAAATGACCATGTTTCAATCCAATTTTCTACTTCAGGTAATGAAGCAATTGGAAGGAATGCTATATTAGGAGCACGTCCTTGTACACTATCCAGTAATATTTGTCTTTTTAAGTTTGATGTAAAGATATGTTGTTCGTGTTCTGTAAGATTTTCAAAATCCTTTTTATCTTTTGAAATATCTACCTCTTCGGGCCTCCAAAAGAATCCAAGTTGTTTGTCTGTAATCTTATCTAACGCTGGATATTTTAATTGATCATAACGCTGAATATCAACAGACTCATCAAGGAACATCATTTTATCCATGTGTGATTTTTTATTCTTCTTCAATATTGCCATTCAATTTCCCTTGTTTTCTAAATCGTTTATTGTAACCCTTCTTGATACTTTTGGTAACTCCAGGGCTAGTTAAGTACTTATACCATTTACGTGCTGGTGTAAGTGCGTCGAACTCGCTACCACCTTTTAATGGTATTCGTTCTTTCTTTTTCATATTTTACAACTTTCGCAATCTTCATCATCGATATCAGATAGTGCTAAAGGTTCATCCTTCATGTCATCTGACTGATCATGTGTATTGAAGTAATATAATTGCTTTAATCCAAATTGATACGCCATAACTAAGTCCTTAATCATTAGAGACATAGGGACTTTGTTATCTTCAAAGTGTTCTGGATTATAAGAGGTATTAACACTAATACCTTGATCAATATATTTTTGAAGAATAGCACAGATTTTTAAGTATCCTTCTGGAGATTTTTGATCCCACAATAAGTCATACTTATTTTTAAGGTGATGATAGCCTGGGACTACTTGAGCCATGACTCCATCCTTACTTTGTTTATATGATACTAAAGCTCTAGGAGGTTCAATACCATTTGTACTATTACTAATTTGTGCAGATGTTTCTGCAGGCATTAATGCCATTAACGTACTATTTCTAATACCATGTTTAATTAGAGCGCTTCGCAGCGAGTCCCATGGTAGTGTAGATTTACGCTTCACTAAATTATCTACTGCACCTTTATATGTATCATTTGGCAGTTTTCCAGATGCATATTTTGTGTCATCTGAGAGTAAACATGCACCTTTTTCTTCAGCTATTTCCATTGAAGCCTTAATTAAATAATAAGACCATGCTTCAGCATACTCATCAATAAGGTCAAAAGCTTCTTCATTATATTTTAATCCACGTTTAGCTAGAAAATATGCTAGATTGATAATACCTACACCTAAAGGTCTACGATTCATTGTAGCATTTTCTGCAGCTTTAATTGGATATTCTTGATAATCCAATAGGTTATCCAATGCTCTTACAGATAGTGTACAATACTTTTCAAAATCTTTTGTGTCGTCAATAAGACCCCAATTGATTGCAGATAAAGTACACAAGGATATTTCACCATTCTCATCATCATATGATTCTAATGGTTTAGTCGGAAGATCAATTTCACAACATAGATTACTCATACGAATAGGAGCTTTCTTTGTATCAAATGCTCCATGGTCATTAGCGTGATCAACATTCATAATATAGATCCTTCCAGTATCCTTTCTCTCTGTAAGGATTGATTGGAAAACTTCAAGAGCCGGTAAGGTTTTCTTTCTTATACTATAAGCTCTTTCATACTTCTCGTATAATTCTTTAAATTTATCTTGATCAGCAAAGAATGCTTCATATAATCCTGGAACATCATTAGGATCAAATAAAGTAATATCTCCACCGCTGATTAAACGTTCATACATTAATTTGTTAAATTGAAATGCATAATCCATATGGCGAACTCTATTCTCTTCAGTACCTTTATTATTTTTAAGTACTACTAGATCTTCAAATTCATAGTGCCATACCGGTAGATATACAGTAGCTGCTCCACCCCTTACTCCACCTTGAGAACAGGATTTTACTGCTGATTGAAAGTATTTAAGGAATGGAATTAGTCCAGTATGAACTACTGAACCATCACCAACTCTTGCGCCGGCTGCTCTGATTGAACCGGCTCCAATGCCTATACCTGCCTTTTTACTTATATACTTAACAATGCTAGTACTAGTAGCATTAATGGAATCCAAACTGTCTCCGGACTCAATAAGTACACAAGATGAAAATTGGCGAGTAGGCGTTCTAACTCCTGCCATAATTGGCGTAGGGAGCGAGATATAAAATTGACTAATCGCGTCATAATAATGTTTTACCCATGCTATTCTATTTTTAGTTTCTTTTGCAAACAATGTTGCAGCAACCATCATATACAATATTTGTGGAGTCTCATAACACTGTTTAGTTCTTCGGTCTTGTACTAAGTACTTACCTCTAAATTGTTCCATACCAGCATAAGTAAAAGTATCATCTCTTGCATGCTTAATGTAACTATCTAGTTCTTGTAATTCTTTATCTGTATAATAGGAAAGAATTGCTGAATCATAAACACCTAAATCAATATTCTTTTTAACAACATTGAGAAGAGGTAATGGATCAAATTGGCCATATACTTCTTTACGCAACTTATAAGAAATAAGTCTAGCTGCTACAAATTGATAGTTTGGTGTATGATCTGATATAAGTTCAGATGCAGATTTAATTAACAACTCATGAATATCATAAGCTGGAATTTTATCGTATAACTGAATATTTGATCTTAATTCTATTTCTGATTGAGATACATTTGATATATCTTGAGTTGCCCACTCTAATACTTTGTGAATCTTTTCTAAGTCAAATGTTTGTACTGTACCATCTCTTTTAGTGACGTGTATCATTGATGTGTTTATTCCGTTCATAATCTGTTAATAGTATATATTATAACACAATTCGTGTCAAATGTAAAGGTTATTTATTCTTTTTTTCTAGTTTCTCTATTCTATCTATCAAGTCTGGATATGCATCAAATTCGTGTAACTCTTTACAAGGATGAGAATTTTGTTCTAATTTATCTAATCTTTCAGCTTGGAGAGGATATTGTTTTCTAAATTTAGAGTCTTTTTTAGCTAACTCTAAATCATATTTTTCAGCAAAGTGCTGCATAAATTTATCTACTTGCTTTTGAAACCATATACCCATTTTGGTACCTTGGAACCAATTGTAGAAAGATGAACCAATAACTGAACTTAAAATAGACTTCAGTGATAGTATTAAGAGAAAATACATTACTTAGCCTTTTTAAGTTTATTCAAAGCTTTTACATAGTTTGGCATGCCATGGTCAACAATACCATCAAAGAATTTCCATCTCTTCCAAGAATTTAAAACACCTTTAAGTAAGTCTTTCCATGTTGGTTTAGGTTGTCTTACACCATCTGCATTAAAGTAAATCATTTCTCCATGGTGTCTAAATCCTAACCATGCTGGAGGAATTCTACATACGATGTCATTATTGTTCATGAATCTGTAGTGTTTACATTTGATGTTTTTGATGAATTTTGGTCCTCCGACTCTTGGTGATCCAAAGGTGAAGAGTTCAAGAGGTTCATGACGTGTGGCACTAATAGTAGCCATAGCAGCACCCAGACTATGCCCAGTAAAATATACATCTTTTTTAACCTTTAGTTGATTGTTATGTTCTATTTCTGCTAATACATCCATCCATAAGTCATTTACTTCTTTTTGAAATCCACTATGAACTTTTCCACCAGCCAGAGCTGCGCCTTTAATTACATTAAGGTCAGCCATTACATCATTTAATTTAGAAGGTTCAGTACCTCTAAATGCAAACCAAAGATCATTACGATCTTTAGCAATAAGTACTTCAGCACCATCTCTAGAAACTAATTTTGCCCATGGAAACCCAAGCTTTTTACAATCAGCAATTGCTGCCTTTTCAGACTTATATGCTATTGCAGATAGTTTCGCGGCTACTACTGCTCTCCCCCATTTATTCTCTTGATCTTTAATTCTTGTCGCCATCTTGTTTCTCCACTTTAATTTCAACTGCTCCAGCTTCTTCATCATTTATCGTTACATTCCTATAGTAAACTATCACCTCACCGAGCTGATTAATATATCTTTTAATTTCTTGCGTATTATAAGACATAAGCTCATAATCGGCAACTGTCATAGCGTAGAATACAATATCTCCACCATGCTTCTTTTTAATATCTTCGATAAATTTATCGAGATATGTATGTCCTTCTGGGTATAGATCTTCTCTACCTAATTTACAATCAGGTTTTTTAGTCTCTGGATTCTTTAGACAATTCTCAATTATCTTCGCATCAGATACTACATACCATTTGGGTTCTTTTAAATCTATTGATCTTGGTAATGTTGGTTGAACAATATCAATTTTAACCGGTTTTGTTACAATTTCAACTTCTCTTGGAGCCTGTTGTAATAGACTACAACCACTAATCGTTAAGAGAGCTAATACGCTGACTATCTGCTTCAATCGCATCAAATGCCTCCTTAGTTTTATTATTGGCTCTAAGCTCTATCATACCTGGTTTAGCGGATGCTAGCTTAGCAAGATTATGACGTCTAAATATATCTAAATATTCAGACATTTCAGTTTCATACTGTTGATTTTTTATTTGTAAACCACTCAACGCTTGAGTAGTCTTTTGAAGATTACCTTGAATTGCTTCAATAGTAGCTTTTTGTTCTTGATCTCTTAAATCTTGAGCCAATATAACTTTGGCTTGTTCTTCTAGTTTGTTCTTCATTGGAACAACTGAAAAATTATAATACATGAAACCACTTAGGCCCATAGATATGAGTATACCAATTAGTACTTTATTTAACATTGTCCTTTTTGGTTACCTCATTTCTTTTCATCATCTTAGCTTTCTTTTTCTTCCTGTCATGTTGAACATCGGCAGGCATAGAAACACCTCCTCCACCTACAGAGTTAGCAGCCATTTCCCACATTTTAAATGTTTTTAAGTTCATATTATTATATATAAATTATTACCTTGTAATGTCGTGGTTTGTGATAAATAATTCTTGTTTAGTTAGTTTATGCTTAACCTTATAAACAGAACAATTAAGAAAAGTATCATAGGGTTCAGTTACATCTTCAACAACCACTTTTGATTTAGCAAATCCAATATACTCACCTGTAATTGGAGATGCAATGTCTCTGGTTAGTGTATATTCTCCAGGGTTTAGCTGATTGTCTTCATTTTGAAACCATTTGGATTCATTCACAGGTAACTGATCCCAATCTGTATTATCCATTTGTGTTAATACATCTTTCAATTGATCTTCAGACATACCAGTGTGGTCTTTAAGAAGAAATAATGCAGAAGCATATGTAGCTATTTTACCAGCTACTCCTTGTCCTGCAGCATTAAGAAGTCTTTTAAGGTTAAAAACTAATCTATGAAAAATTGTATAAGATGCTTTTTCTACAGGCAATTCGGGTTTCTTTATCTTTTTACCTTTATCGTTAATAATTCCCTGTTTAAAAGCTTCCATTTTATTCCAAGGAGTTACAAGAAGCTTTAGAAACCTAAAGGCATAGGCAATATCAGCACCTCTTTGAAAGATACCTTCATTTAAATTTTCTGTATTTGAATTCATAGGTTCCTTAATACCTCTACTATACCTTTATCCATTCCTATTTCAACCTTTTCGTAATTAGGTAAGTAATGTAAAAATACTAAGAATGGTTTAATAAAATGATAGTGCTCATTTTCGATTTTAAACCAAATCATTTTATTCGCTGCTTCAATACCAAACACATTGTATATTACTATAAGGTGGTTTAATATTAAACGTTCTTGCAAATCGCCATGATCTGCATATCTTCTTAAAAGCCGCTTTATATATTTAAAACGACTTAAATCATCTTTAAACTCTTCGATATCCATACACTCAGGATTATTGTAATGTTTGGCCGCGAAGAGCTCAAAGTTTTTACGTGTTAACTTTTCAAAGTTATCATTTTGCTTCATAATATTATATATAAGTCAAAAAATTAAATTTTTTACTATACTTTATCGTCCCAGTTTGCACTAAAGTCGCTTTGTGGGTAATTTGCAAATGATTTTAATTTACCTAATTGAGCTACCAAAGGTCCTAGATCAAATTCACCTAGTTGTGATCCCTTAGGTAATTGTACATTATTTGGAAAGTCTAAAAATACATCAACGGCAAAGTTCATATCAAAATCGCCTACTTTAATTTTATTTTTAGATGCAGTATCTTTAGGGCCAACATAAATTTTAGGTACTGGCTTAAGCTTTAATTTCTTAAGGTAAGTATCTGTAATTTTTTGCGCCTTTTTAAAATCATCGACAACTTGTTTTCCATAGTTAGCTTCATCAGTAGCGCTTTGAGCCATTTT